CCGGACATGCGCGTGACCCGCAAGGGCCTGCAGGGCGCCTACAAGTTCCGCCGCCTGCAGATCGCCGGCGACGAGCGCTATCAGAACGAACCCCTGAAGAACGCCTGGAGCCATCCCTGCGAAGCCGGCCAGTACCTGATGCTGGGCGCCGGCGAGGGGCTGGCCATCCTGCAGCCGAACACCGCCGCCACCGCCCAGAGCGCCGCGGCCTACCGCGCCATCCGCGGGCTGCCCACCCAAGACCAGGACGCCGCAGGCTTCCGCCGACGTAGAGGACTGCCAAGATGACGACCTACTCCCTCACCGCCACGAGCGCCGACGCGCCCGTGGGCATGTCCAAGCCACTGGCCCCCTACGACGACCGCCTGCAGGGCGTGGGCCGCGACTTCGCCGCCACCGGCGCCTTCAGCCTGTACGCGCTGGAGCGCATGCTGATGGACTGCGTGGACCAGCCGGCCTGGCGCCTGCGCGCCAAGCTGTGCGCCGCCTACTACGACGGCAAGCAGCTGGACGAGCTGCGCCGCTGGGCCCTGCGCCAGGAGAGCCTGGACGAGCGCGTGGTCAACCTGATCCGCCCCATCGTCAACTCGGTGCTGGGCCAGGAGGCCAAGAGCCGCACCGACGTCAAGATCGAGGCCGACGACGACGAGTATTCGGACGTCGCCGCCGTCATCAGCGCCAAGCTCAAGGAGGCCGAGCGCGAGACCTACGCCCACAAGCAGGTCTCCGACGCCTACGCCTCGATGGTCAAGAAGGGCCTGGGCTGGGTGCACGTGTGCCGCAACGCCGACCCGCGCGCCTACCCGTACCGCGTCGAGGAGGTGCCGGTCGACGAGGTGTGGTGGGACTGGCGCGGCCAGAAGGGCACCATGCTCACCGACCAGTGCCGCTGGCTGTGCCGCATGAAGATGGTCGACCTCGACGAGGTGATCGCCGGCATGCCCAAGCACCGCGCCATCCTGGAGCAGACGGTGGCCGGCTGGGACGACCCGCGCATGGACAGCCTGGGCATGCTGGGCCAGCCCGACGAGATGCAGCTGTTCTCGGCCTACGAGAATGAGCGGCGCTTTCACGCCAACTTCCGCAAGTGGGACTGGCTCGACTCGGCCCGCAAGATGGTCAAGATCATCGAGGTGTGGTACCGGGTGCCGGCCATGGCGGTGATGCTGCAGCTGTCGCCCACGCGCCGCATCGAGTACAACCCGCGCGACCCGCGCCACGTCGAGGCGGTCGCCCGCGGCCTGGTCAAGATCATCAAGGGCCCCACCAGCCAGGTGCGCCGCGCGCTGTACGCCGGCCCGCACCGCCTGCTGGACGAGGCCACCAGCCGCAAGCGCTTCCCCTACATCCCGTTCTTCGCCTACCGCGACGACGAGGACAAGAGCCCGTACGGCCTGATCGACGGGATGATCGCCCCGCAGGACGACTACAACGACCGGCGCCACCGCATCCAGTGGATGCTCAAGGCGCGCCAGCTGTTCGTCGACGACGACGCGCTGGCCCCGGCGTTCAACTCGATCGAGGACATCGCCGAGCAGGTCAACCGCCCCGACCTGGTGGCCGTGCTCAACGCCCAGCGCAGGAATCAGAACGGGCTGGTGATCCAGAACACCCTGAGCCTGCAGAAGGAGCAGTTCGACCTGCTGGGCATCGCCGAGCAGGACGTGCAGAAGGCCGCCGGCCGCTACGGCTCCAACCTGGGCGATGCGCAGGTGCAGTCGGGCATCGCCAACTCCATCCTGGTGGAGCAGGGCGAGCAGGCCATGGGCGAGATGAACGACAACTACGTCTACGGCCGCCGCACGGTCTTTGAATCGCTGGTCGACCTGATCGCCGAGGACCACAAGGAGGGCGAAATCAAGGCCGCCGTCGGCCAGGGCGCAACGCGCCGCGTGGTGGTCCTGAACACCTGGGTGCCCGAGACGGTGCAGCAGCAGGACCCGCAATCGGGCCAGGTGGTGGAGGTGCCCACCGGCGGCATGCTGCCCAAGAACATGGTGGCCGATGCGGAAATCCGCACCGCGCTGGCCGAGACGCCCAACACCCCGGCGTTCCGCCAGCAGACGCAGCTGCAGCTCAAGGAGGTCATCACCGCGCTGGCCGGCAACGGCCCGGCGCTGGCGGTGGTGGCACCGGCCTACATCGAGTCGACCAGCCTGGACAACCGCAAGGAGCTGGCCGACGACCTGCGCCGCGCCACTGGCCAGCCGATCCCCGGCGACAAGGAGGGCCGCAAGCGCGCCGAGGCCGCCCAGCAGCAGGAGCTGGCCGAGCAGAACGCGCTGGCCAAGGACAAGCTGCACGCCGAGGTGCAGGACAAGGCTGCCAGCGCCAACCTGAAGCACGCCCAGACCCGCAAGACGCAGGCCGAAGCCGAGCAGCTGGAGCGCACCAACGCCGCCGGCGGTGCCGAGGCCAGCGTGCAGCAGCAGCAAGCCGGCACCCAGCAGACGGTGCAGGCCACCCAGCAGGCGGCCGCCGCGGCCAACGACCCGGATGCCGAGGTCGACGACGCCATCAAGAAGGCCACCGCCGCCGTCGCCTGATCCCGCGGGCTCGCCACGCGCGAGCCGCCAGTTTCCCAGTCACTGCGAGCCGCCCGCCCGTACCACGGTGGGCGCGCTCGCGTGTAGCCGCCGCCCCGAAGGTTTGCCGCGTCGGGGCGGTGCGTATCCAAGCGGCTGCGAGCCGCCAGCGTGGGTCATCGTCCCCTCGCGCTGGTGTGTACCCCAGGGATGCGGGCGCAAGCCCGGTCGGCATCCGGCCGTGAAACGGAACCAGGAGAGAAAGAGTGAACACAGCACCGACCCTCGACGCCGAGGACCAGGCCATCCTCAACGCACTGCAGCCCGAAGGGGCCGTGCCGGGCAGCCCGCCCGGTTTCGGCGTCTCGTACGGCGAGCAGCCCGCTGGGGTGGACACCCCCGCAGCACCGGCTGCAGCCCCCGCGGCTGACGCTTCGCTGCAGCAGGTGGCCACGAGCCCGGCCCCCGCCCCGGTCGCCGCTGCACCTGCAGTCACCGACCCGAACGCCGCCGCACCCGCGCCGGCCGCCGCCGCACCTGCTCCCGCTGCCTCCCCGGCCCCGGCACCCGCCGAGCCGCAGGGCAACGTGAACAAGGCGCTGCGCGCGGCACGCCGCGAAGCGCGCCGGCTGGAAGGCCAGATGGAGCAGATGCGCGCGGAACTCGATCGGCTCAAGGCCGGCGGCGCTGCCGCACCGGCCGCTGATCCGAACGACCCGCTGGCGATGACCGAGGAGCAGATCGCGGAGCTGGAAGAAAACTTCCCCACCCAGGCCGCCCTGGTGCGCTCCGTGCGCCAGCTGTCGGCCCAGGTGCAGCAGACCCAGCGCGCTGCCGCGCCCGCCCCGGCGGCCGACAGCCAGTGGGAGCCGCCCGTGGCCCCGGCCGCGGTGCAGGAAGTGATCGACCAGGTGCCCACGCTGCTGCAGTGGCAGGTGACCGAGGGCGATCAGCCCAAGTTCCAGATGGCTGTGGAGTACGACACAAGCCTGCTGGCCGACCCGCTGTGGAAGAACCGGCCCGCCGTCGAACGCTTCTCCGAAGCAGTCCGGCGCACCGAAGCCGCCCTGGCCAGCCAGGCCGCGGCCTCTCCTGCGACGCAACGACAGGACCCCAATGCGGTGATCGCCGCAACTCCGGCCGCCCAGCCGTCCGGGGTGAGCGACTTCCGCGGCGGTGGTCCGGCCTCCGCTCCCGCCATCGACTTCTCGCGCATGACCGACGAACAGATCCTGTCGGCCCTGCCGGTGCAGCCGTAGGGGCGACGAGGCCACCACCTCAACCCGTTTCCCGATTAGGAGAAATCCATGTCCCAGACTTCCGTGGCCAAAGGCTCTGCCCTGGCCAACAAGCAGTTTTCCACCGCGCTCAGCGCGATGGCGGTGCGCAAGCCCACGCCGCTGACGGCCCTCACGGGCCCGATGCCCACGCACGACAAGGCGATGCGCAAGCTCAAGCAGCAGACCACCAACGAGATGCCCATCGTGCGCGTCGACGAGCTGGCCAAGGGCCCCGGCGACACCGTGCAGGTGGACTGCGCACACGTGGTCAAGCTGCGCCCGGTGATGGGCGACAAGAACGCCTCCGGCCTGGGTGCTTCGCTCAAGTACAGCTCCAAGGACGTGGTGCTGGACATGGCCACGCTGCCGGTCTCCGCGGGCGGCAAGATGACCAGCCAGCGCACCCCGCACGACATGCGCAAGAACGCGCTGTCGCAGCTGGCGCGCGCGATCCCCGCCTTCCGCTGGCAGCGTGCCCTGGCCTTCCTGGCCGGCGCCCGCGGCTCGCAGGACGGCACCGACTGGGTGCTGCCGCTGGCCACCGACCCCGAGTTCGCCGAGATGATGGTCAACCCCATCAAGGCGCCCACCTACAACCGCCATTTCGTGGTCAACGGCACGGGCCTGACCGCCGGCGGTCTGCAGCTGGGCTCGCTGGCGACCACCGACGCGCTGCGCCTGTCGCACGTCGACGAGCTGGCCGCCCTGTGGGACGAGATGGCCGTCAAGATGGCCCCGATCCAGATCCCCGGCGACCCGGCTGCCGGTGACGATCCGATCAAGGGCGTGCTGATGGTCGACCCGCTGGTGTGGGACACCCTCATCACCGAGACCACCAGCGGCTACAACATCCGCAGCTTCCAGCAGAACGCGATGGAGCGCGCGCGCTACGGCGACGTGGGCAAGCATCCGCTGTTCGCCGGCACGCCGCTGCTGTGGAACGGCATCCTCATCCGCAAGATGAGCTTCGCCATCCGCTTCAACGCCAGCGACAGCTACCAGTACGTGCCGGTGGCCACCCGCCTGGCGGCCACGGAATCCACCGGCACGGTCGCTTCGGGCCTGTCGACCACGCACCAGGCGGCGCGCTCGATCTTCCTGGGCGCGCAGGCCCTGGCGCTGGTCTCCGGTGCCAACCAGTCGACCGAGGAGACCTACTCGCTGCTGGAGGAGCGCACCAACTTCGACCGCAACCTGGAGCTGGCCGGCGAAATCATGGGCACCGAGGACAAGCTGCGCTGGGCCCTGCCCAACAGCTCCGGTGACCTGGAGATGACCGACTTCGGCGTCCTGGTGATCGATAGCGCGGTGCGCAAGCGCAGCGTCTCCTGATGACGGTGGCGGGGGCTTGCCCCTGCCTCTGATCTGACCACGGCCGGCGGGCCCGTTCAGCCCGCCACTCACCCTGTTCTTTCCCATCTCATAGGAGGAAGCCATGGCTTCTCTGAAATCCCAAAAGGCGACCGCCCCGGCCTTCATGCCTGGCGACGGCCGCGCGATGACCATCACCGACAAGGCGGTGCTCGGTGCCGGCAACCTGGGCACGCCCGCGGCTGCCGACACGATCGACTTCTTCGTGCCTGGCGGCACGAAGGTGACCGACCTGCACCTGGTGCTGGACGACTGCGACACGGGCGCTGCCTTCGTGTTCGGCGTCGGCTACCGCCCGGTCAACTCGGCCAGCGCGCTGGCGCCCTCGTCCAGCTACTTCGCCGCGGCCGGTCAGACCACGGGCCAGGCCGGCGGCAAGCTGGACTGCTCGTTCAAGCCGATCAAGTTCGAGGAGGACGTGTACGTGCAGGTGGTGGTGGGCACCGCCCCGGCCGGCATCTCGGGCAACCCGGAAATCCACATGGTGGCTTCCGGCATCTCCGAAGGCATCAAGTAAGCCCAGCGCCTTAGAGCGCGCACGCACCCCCTGCCCCGAAAGGGGCGGGGGGGTTCGTCCGCAAGGACCCCTGCAACGACAGGAGCTGACTCCCCATGAAACTCGTTCACATCGCCTACGCCGGCGCCAAACAGGACGGCGAAACGGCGTTCTTCCAGCACACCGGCGGCATCACCTGGATGCCCGGCAGCGTCCACCAGGTCGAGGCCAGCCTGGCCGCGCGCATGCTGGAGCACCCCGACGTGTTCCGCCTGGCCACCACCGAGGACATGATCGCCGCTGGCATCGCCGCCGCGCCCGCGCCCGGCCCGGCCCCGGCTGCCCCGATCGTCCTGACCGCCATTCCGGCCGACGGCAAGCCCACTGCCGAACAGATCGCCGCCGCCCAGGCCCTGCTGGCTGCCGCTGGCATCGCCGACGGCCCGGTGCCCGCTGACAAGCCCGCCGAAGGCCCGGCCCACACCATCGCCCCGGCCGGCGTGCCTCTGGGCCACCCGCTGGAAGGCAGCCAAGTCACGAGCACGCAGCAGCCCGTGAGCGGCACGCCCACCGGCATCACCGAGACGGCCGCCAAGGTCGACGCCGGCGTCGCCGTGAGCCTGGCGCCCGGTGCCACCGTGGCCCCGGCCAAGGCTGCGGCCAAGACCGCCAAGGCCAAGTAAGCGATGGCGCGCACGGTCACCGACGCCATCGCCGCGGCCCGCGACGTCCTCAACGACGAGGACGGCGGCTCCGACGGCGCGACCTACCGCACCAGCGACGCCAAGCTGCGCGGCTACGCGCTCGATGGCATCAACGCCGTGCGCAACATCCGCCCCGACCTGTTCCTGGGCAACTGGGGCGACCTGGCCGCCCTGGCCGCCGACGGCACGCTGCCGCTGGCCGATCAGTTCTTTCGCCCCGTCGTCTCCTACATGGTCGGCATGGCCGAGCTGAAGGACGACGAGCACGTCAACTCCGGCCGCGCCAAGTTGATGGCCGACCTGCTGCAAGGCTTCCTGCGATGACCAAGGCCCTGACTGCCTTCTACGACTACCTGCTGCCGCAGCTGCCAGGCTGCACGCCGGCGCTGGTGGACATCGAGCTGAAGGAGGTGCTGCGCGACTACTGCGAGACCAGCCGCTGCTGGCGCGAGGAGCTGGCCCCGATCGCAGCCCAGGCCGGCGTGGCCCAGTACCCGCTGGCGCCCACCAGCTCCAAGACCGAGGTGGTGGGCCTGCTGTCGATGACCGAGGGCGCGGTGCTGCGCTGGAGCGCCAGCGAGCCGCGCCTGGATGTCGCCCAGCCGGTGGCCGACGTGCCCGCGGCCACCTACGCGCCGGGCCAGCCGCCCTTTGCCGTGAGCCCCGACGGCGTGTTCATCACGTTCGATCCGCCGCCCACCGACACCGTGCTGCTGACCGGCTGGATTCGCCCGCAGCGCTCGATCACCAGCGTGCCCGACTTCCTGTTCGACGAGCACCTGGGCGTGATCCGCGCCGGCGTGCTGGCGCGCCTGCAGGCCATGGGCGGCAAGCCCTGGACCGACCTGCAAGGCGCCCAGCGCAACGAGGCGCTGTACACCGCCCGCACGCACCTGCACGCGACCAACGCGGCGCGCGGCCGCTCGCGCGCGCCCCTGCGCACCCGCGCCACCCTGATCTGACCGGAGGACCCCACCGATGACCGCGCCCACCGTAGCCGTCACCGTCAACCTGTTCAACGCCGACGGCAGCCCCTGCCCCGACGGCACGCTGGTGACCGCCCGCCTGGACCGGCCCGACTACTACAACGGCATCATCGTGCCCAGCACCGTCAGCGCGCCCGCCGTCGCTGGCGTGGCCGTGCTGCAGTGCTTCCCGAACCACCCCAGCACCGGCCTGGGCACCTCGGGCAGCGTGTGGCAGTTCCGTGCCAACTGGGCCGGCGCGCAGCCGGTCAGCGAGCTGGCGCAGGTGCCCAACCTGGCCTGCGAGCTGTCGGCCATCCGCATCTCCGACGAGCCGGCACCGGCGCTCGATGCTGCCCAGGCTGCCGTGGCCAGCGCCCAGGCCGCCGCCGGGGCGGCCGGAGCCAGCGCCGCCGATGCGCTGGACAGCGCCACCACCGCCGCCGCCTCGGCTGCCGCTGCCGCACAGGATGCGAGCGACGCGGCTGCCGCCATCACCGACGCCCAGGCCGCCGCCACCGCGGCGCAGGGCAGCGCCAACACCGCCAGCGCGCAGGCCACCGCGGCCACCGGCTCGGCCAGCGCCGCGGCCAGCAGCGCGAGCGCCGCCGCCACCAGCGCCGCTGCAGCTGCGACGTCCAAGACCGGCGCCGAGGCCGCACGCGACACCGCCAGCGGCTACAAGGACCAGGCGGCCACCAGCGCCGCCACCGCGACCACCCAGGCTGCACTGGCCACCACCAACGGCCAGGCCCAGGTCACGCTGGCCACCGCCCAGGCCACGGCCGCCGCTGGCAGCGCCTCGGCCGCCGCCGGCAGCGCCACCACCGCATCGAACGCTGCGACCACGGCCTCGACCGCCGCAACGAACGCCGGCAACAGCGCCACCGCCGCGGCCACCAGTGCCACCCAGGCGGGCGCCAGCGCCACCACCGCCAGCAACGCCGCCACCAGCGCGGGCGCCAGCGCATCGAGCGCCAGCACCGCCAAGACCGCGGCCGAGGCAGCCAACACCACCGCGCAGACCGCCGCCACAGGCGCGAGTAACTCGGCCAACGCTGCGGCTGCCAGCGCTTCGGCCGCCAACACCTCCAAGCTGGCCGCCGAGACGGCGCAGGCCGCGGCCGCCGCCTCGGCCACCAACGCCGACGCCAGCGCCGCCCGCTCCGAGCTGTTTTCCAACAGCGCACTGGGCAGCGCCACGGTGGCCGGCAACACCATGAGCCAGCTGCTGGCCCAGTACGGCAGCGCCGCGGCCCTGACAGCCGCCCTGGCCATCGGCCTGGGGTATGTGACCACCAGCCAGGCCCAGACCCAGCTGGCCAAGCTGTACGCCGAGCAGGCCGCCAGCGTGGCCCAGCAGGATCTGTCGGGCGTGACCGGCGCGGCGCTGCACCGCTCGCCCAATGCCGTGACGGCGCTGTTCGTGTACGACACCAGCAAGGACAGCGACGGCGGCCTGCGCCTGTGCGAGCAATCGGCGAACACGTCCTGGTACAACGAGCCGCTCAATGGGCCGTGGCTGGCGATGAACACCGCCAACGGGTTCCAGTCCGAGCTGCAAGCCCGCGCTTACGGCGCGACCCTGGGCGCCGACACCGTGACCAATGGCAGCTTCGCCAGCGGCATCACGGGTTGGCTTGACGGCTCGACTGCCCCTGCGACCTTTACCTGGGACAGCAGCGGCAAGGCTCGGCTGACCCGCACCGACGCTAACAACGCGCGGATGGATCAGCAGCAGACCACCGTAGCCAGCACTCTGTACGAAGTGACGTTCACGGTGGCAGAGGCATCAGCCACCATCACGGTCGGAAACACGCAGGGCAGCGCCACGATGCTCGCCGGCACCGTGTTCGGCCCTGGAGTCAACAAGGCGTATTTCGTAGCGACTGGCACGGTTGCCTGGATTCGCTTCCTCACATCGGCTGTCGGCAGCGTCACCATCGACGACGTTTCGTGCAAGCCGATCACCGCCTTCAACACCACCAGCGGCAGTTACTACCAGCTCGCCACGGATGGGAAGTTCTACCGGCTGAGCAAGAACCTGGTGAAGCAGTCGGTGTGGCCCGGCTCCGGCGCAAATACCGTCCCGACCGGGTGGGGCGCGATCGGCACAGCCGGCTCGCAGAGCCTCGCCATGGCGCAGGAAGTCGTGAACGGCGTCAGCACCGGAGTCGTCAAGGTTCGGCGCATCAACGCCACCGGCTTTGAGGGCGTCGGCCAGAGTTCGGGGAACAACCCGACGGTCGCACTACCGTCCGGCTTGCCGGTCAACTCCCGCATCCTGGTCCGCATTCCGACGGGAGTGACGGCAACGAGCTTGCGCTTCTACGACGGCACGGGCATCACCACGATCGCGTCGGCCGCTACGCTCAACGCCCAGGCGAAGGATGTCTGGGTGGAGTACACAGTCAGCCACGTGCCGAGTGCCGCTCGCACACAGATCAACTTCATCGCCGACAGCGCGGCCATCGGGACCGGCTTCGACCTCGCGATGCCGCAGGTGGACTTCGGGGCCGCTCCTGGTGCCACCGTGCCGCTGGCCTACGAGGCCACCGGCGAGAACGAGGTGTTCCGTGGCAACAAGGCCAAGTTCCCGCGCCTGGCAGCCATCGTGGCCGAGGCGGGCAACGTCACGATCTACGACCTGACCGAGCCGGGCCGGCCCATGTGGATGCGGTTTGTCACGAGTGCGAGCAACGCGCTCATCGTGGCGGGCAGCCTGACCTCAGCGGCCATGCAGAACGGCCGCCTCATCACGGGTGCCAACGGCAGCGGCCTCGGGCAGATCGACTTCATCATGGACCGGGGCTGGCGGCACATCACCACCGGCCAAGAGACGTACCTGGGCAGCATCGCCCAGCGCAATGCCGGCCTCGGGAAGATGCTGACCAGCAGCGCGCAGCCACTCAATGGCACGGCCGTGGTCAACGCCGTCGCCATGACGGTGCGCCCGAACGCCCCTATCGATTCGGTGACGGGCCTGCCGGTGCCGACCATCGCAGTGGCGGTGGGAACGGGCAACGCCGGCAACGCCGGGACCGTGCTGATGGACGACGGCACCGCAGTGAACTACGCCTACGCGGGCGCCGACGGCACCAGCGTGGCCTTCACCTCGCGCGGCGAACTGATGTGGGGCGTGACCGCCACGTCGACCATGTTCGTCACTCCCTTGGCGACGAGCAGCGGCAGCGTGGGCACCTTGGCGACCCGCAGCTACTCCTCGACCGGCGTCGTGGGCCTTGGCACCGGCAGCAAGGTGACGGTCGGAATGCCGCGCAGCATGTTCGCCTCCCGCGCGGCCGGCCAGCCGCTGGTGTCCATCGTGAAGGAGAACCCGAGCACGCAGGCCGCTGGTCTTGTGGCGCAGATCACCGGCACCTACAACACCGGCTCGATGGTGGGGGACATCCGCAGGGCGTGGCTGGCGGATACCCAGGCTGGGACGGTCAGCGATGCATCGCTGGTGAACAACGGCAACTTCGCCACGGCGACCGACTGGACCGGCCAGAACAACGGCGTTGTGAGCATTGCCGGCGGCCAGATGACGGTGACCAACAACGGCGCCTTCTTCGGCCGCGCGTTCAACAGCCTGCAGTTCCAGGTGGTTGCAGGCCAAGCCATCGAGTACTCGGTCACGGTGCCGGCCGGCTCGGCGAACCCGTGCTTTATCAACCTGGCCGATGCCAGCACCGGCGCAGCCATGTCGACGCTGCCGTCCTCGATGGCGCCGGGCGGCACGTACAAGGGCTTCCTCGTTGCGAACACGAGCGGCACCGCCGTGCTCCGCCTGGAGAACCAGTCCAGCGTGAACGGGGCGAGCTTCACGGTCAGTGCCATCTCTGGCAAGCAGGCGACTGCCGACCGCAGCGTGAAGGCGAAGCCTGTCAGCACCTTCGGCACCCTCGCCAAGACCATCGTGGCGACCGCCGCGCAGATGGTCGCCTACGCGAGTTTCTCGGCAACGAACTACCTGCAGGAGGCCTACAGCGCCGACTTGGACCTCGGCACCGGAGCCTGGACGGCCAGCGGGTGGATGAACGTGCCGAGCACGGGCTTCGGGCCGGCGAACTTCATCCGCAATAGCGCATTCGCCGGCGACACGGTGAATGACACCTCGGGCGGCGGCAACACGACCAACGGTGTGACCACCTCCATCCTCGGCTACGGCACCGAGAGCGGCATGCGGTACTTCGACATTCGCATCAGCGGCACGCCTACGGCCACGAGCGCTGCGATCCTCGCATGGAGCGGCAGCACTTCTCGGCCGTCGGCAGCCTTGGGGCAGACATTCGCCGGCCAAGTGTGCGTGACGCTTCAGGCAGGCTCGATGACCAATGTGTCCCAGCTTGTCGCCGAGGTGGCCGAGTACGACAGCGGTGGAACTCCCGTCGCGGCCAGCGGCACGACGCTCACCCCGGCTGCGGGCAGCCTGCCTGCCAACCGCTACACGTTCTCACGCACCTGCAATGCGGCCAGCGTGAGCACGGTGGCGCTGCGTGGGTTCCGCCTGAACTACACCAGCGGCCAGGCAATCGACATCACGCTGCGAATCGGTGCGCCCCAACTGGAGCGCGGCGCGACTGCCAATGCCTTCATCGCCTCGCCCGCCACGGCGCAGTTCATCGGCATCGCGCCGATCATCCACCGCGGCGCGGCCACGGGCGCCTACTGGATGCTGGGCATCGACGGCAACGGCATGCTGGCCGCCGAAGTCTACGACGGCACCACGACGCGCCGCGTCACCAGCACGGCGGCCTACAACACCGGCGCCTGGGTCAAGGCCCGCGTGCAGTACGACGGCGCCGGCGCGCTCACGCTCAAGGCCAACGGCGAGCAGGTCGCCCAGGCCACGGGCGCCGCGCTGCTGACGCTGAACAACGCCAGTGCCGTCGCCACGGTGGGCAACAACCAGGCGCTGACGGCGGCCTTCCCCGGCTCGCTGGCGATGGTCAAGGTGGGCGCCACGGTGCCGTTCACCGAGCAGAGCCAGTGGGCCTACAGCCAGGAGCGGGCGATGTTCATGGACGGCGCCCAGGTCACGCTGCCGGACACGGGCAACGTGGTCGACATGGCCTACGACGACCGCCTGGACCGCATCAAGGTCGTCACCGCGGCCAACGAGTGCTCGTTCAGCGGCCTGGTGCGGGTGGAGTCGGCCGCGGTGCCGGCGGGCTCGTACAGCAAGGCCGCCATGCGCTCGGGCGTGAAGCTCCTGGCGCGCACCACGACGAACCCCGGCGTGGACGTGTCGATCGCCAGCAAGAACCTCATCGAGGAGCTGCTGCGCAAGGCCGAGGACGCCGCGCGGCTGGCCCGCCTGCCCGAGATGTACGCGGTGGATGCGACCGCCTCGCAGACCGACTTCGTGCTGCCCGCAGGCGCCGAAACCCGCAAGGTGTGGCTGGCCGGCTCGCTCAAGCGCGAGGGCGCGAGCAAAGACTACACGGTGCTGTTCGACGGCTTCAAGGAGACGGTGCGGGCCAACGCGGGCCAGAGCGTTGGCACCTCGGTCCAGATCGAATGGAGGAAGGCGGCATGAGCTTCGTGA